GGGGGTTCGAGTCCCCTCCCTCGCACCAAATGAAAATCCGCATGAATGCTGGAAAATCCAGTGCTCATGCGGATTTTTTGTATTTGCAGTAGTTCGGATACTATCGAATACTAACCGATATTTGCACTTAATTGCTATCCGAAAGTCTGCAAAAAGTCTGCAGACCTTATCCGCGCTCTACAATGCGCTCCCAGTACTCGACCAGTTTACCATCCACAGCGTCTTTGTCCTGCAGGAACGCCGCAGCCATATCTGCGTAGAAGTTGGTGTTGTCCACGCTGTACATTTTTGCGACTTTGCCGTAGTCGCTGTACATCATGTTCATCGTAGTCCAAAAGTCGTTTTTATCGCAGGTTATGCCGCGCTGTTTGGCAACGTCCTGTGTCTGCTCCAGCGTCCAGTGACAGCCCTTCGTGCCGTCAGCGTTCACCATGCTGTCGCACCATTCCTCAGCTTCATCGTGGGTGAGGTGCTGGCGTGGCATCTTGATCGAGCGGCTGTCAGCACCGCCACGTTCGTACTGCCCAGACTGCTTGTCCCAGTCGCCGTTCTGCGAGAAGCCGATTTGCGGCATCTTGCGCCCATACTCAACGTCAGGGTAGCGGGGGATAGGGTAGGGGGCGATGTAGCGGTTCTCTTCCTGCGGATAATAGGGATAGCGGTCGTTGCCGCCTTCCAGCTTACGCAGACGCCGTTCCATCTCGCGCTCCCTGCGGTCACGCTCTTCCTCAAGGCGGTCGCGCTCCGGCTCACGGTCTTTGTCGTGGTCACGGAGCATCATCATGCGGCGGAAATTGTTTTTGCCCATAATCTACACCTCCTCAAGAAATGGACGCGGGCGCACCGGCGTGGGAACGGCAGAAGCAGCCAAGATACTTGAACGTGCCGGTGCCGGTGGCAGACGTCGCAACACGGGTAGCATAGCGGGTGCGGGTGTGAATGCTCTCAGCGGTTGCCTGAGCGCAGTTGCAGTCGGTCAGAGGGTATGCGGTAGTGCCTGCGCCAATGGTGATGACAACAGGGGCGTTGATGGTGGTCGTGTCCGGGATGCTCTGGGCAACCACGATGCAATACTTCTCTCCGTTCTGGTATGCGCCAGCAGGAATGTTGATGGTCAGCGTGTCATTGGCGAACGTCACCGCATCCGAGATTACAAGGTGCGGGCACAGACGGCAGCTTGTTTTGCAAGCCATAGTGTTTTCCTCCTAAAAAATCAGGGGCAGAGGTGTCTTACCCCTGCCCCGATGGTTCACCCGGTGTTATCGGGGAGTGTGTTGGTTAGCAGCAGCCGCAGCAGTTCACGCCCAAGTTGGGGTTTGCCACCTGATAAGCGGGAATCGGACGAGGATTGACCCGATTCAGGATGGTATCAGTCTGCTGAGACATCACGGTGGTCAGAAGCGCATTCTGACGATCCTGAGAAGCGGCGAACTTGAGGCTCTGGTTCTCAGCGGTCAGAGTGGCAATCTTGTCCTGCGTGAAGTAGTCCATCATGCTGCGGAAGTTGGCGTTGCAGTTGTCCACGATGGCGCGGGCATTGTCTGCGATAGCCTGCCGGGTGGCGCAGTCCTCCGTTGCGATGGTGTACTTCAGGTCACCGATCAGCTGCTTGTTCTCGCAGCAGCAAGATGCCAGCTGCGTAGCAAGAGCGGTCTGACCGGCCTGCCGAGCGTTGCCCTCCTGCATGATGGCAAGGTTGATGGCGTTGTCGCCGTTGGACACGCTGCGTTCCAGACCGTTCACAAGCTGTGCGTTCTGGTAGCCAAGCTGACAGATGGCGCTGTTCACGCCTGCAAAGCCGTTCGCGATGTTGGTGTTGACGCCGTTCATCTGCGCCAGCTGGTCATAGCCCAGAGAGCAGATACCGCTCTGGATGCCCGCCAGAGAGCGGGAGGTATCCTGCTGGTAGAAGCCCTCAGACAGAGCCGCGCGGGTGTCTGCACCGCCCTGACCGGTTGCGCCAGTGCCGACCAGATAGGGGATGTAACTGTTCATGCCGTTGTCGCCGCCGTTCCGGCCATAGCCGTTTGTGCCCCAGCCGAAGATGATGGCGAGGATGATAACCGCCCACAGACCTTCGTTGCCAAAGAATCCGCCGTTGTTATTGCCGCCGTCCTGCCCGGCCAGGTAGCCAGTTGCAAAATCGTCCATAACAAAACTCCTTTCAGTTTTGCGTTATGCTATCCCACCGCCGTATGCGATGGGCGAAGCCAAACAAAAGCGGTTTTTGTCAAGTCCGCAAAACTGAGAAGCGTTTCGCTTAGAGGAGGGGATGCGTTATCGGGGCAGCGTCAAATTCAGGACGCTTGCCAGCTGGTTCAGGTCGATGCCACGCTCTTTGGCGAGGTTCTGCGCCATCGTTCGGAGCTGTGCTTCGTTTTTGCCCTGAATCAGGTTCAGCCCCTGCATGATGGGGGCACTCTGCCCACCCAGCTGCTGGATAAGTCCCATCGGGTTTTGTCCGGCACGAGCCAGATTTGCAAGCTGCATGATAGGGCTGTGAGTAATCATATCAAACGGAGAGGGCATCGCTTATTCTCCTTTCTTCGCTGCGGCAGTGGGCTTAGAGAAGCTCTTCTGCCACTTTTCCAGCTCATCCAGCCGGCGCACGATGGCATCGTACTGCTCAACAGGCACATACTGCTGTGTCGGTGCAGCGGTCTGCTGCGCCTGTTGCGCCTGCATTTGCCGCCATGCTTCCGGGCTGTAAAACTCTAACACGTCAGATTCACAAGTGTTTGGGTTCAGACGTTTGCAGTAGATGACCCCACTACGCAAATCCGGGCAATACGTCCATCTTCCGTACAGATCAGATGGAATTGCCAGAAATTCCTCCCTGCTGGAAACAGGTCTGCCAAGCAGCCAACCGCCGTCTTGTGCCGACTGCTGAACAGGCTGTTGCCCATTCATCGGCTGCGGACGCTGCGGTTGTGTCTGTTGCATCTGCGTACTCGGCAGGGGAGTGGCGAGCCCGACCGTACCCATGCCGCCGTAAGGATTGACAGGCTGCTGTGGAACGTAGGGTGCTCCGGGTGCCGGATAATAGCTCATAATACATCCCTCCTTGTGCACCCAGTGTACTGCATCGGCAAAAAGCAAAGGACAACGAAGGTACAACGAAGGACAAAAAAAGAAAAGCGCCCACACGGAAAAAACCGCATGAGCGCTTAACTGTTAAGGGCTTCACATTGGAAGCAAAAATAAAATATCACGTTTTGACTTGCAAGACAAGAGTTTCGACAAAACTAGTGTAAATAAAACAAAATCCCCCACTTTGCCTACAAAGTACCCCGCGTGGAACGCGGGGCTTCGGCAAAGCAGGGGATTTTTTGTAAAATCAAGAGCGGAACCGCCCACAGGCAATGCCGCTCTCTACAAAGGCCGTAGCTTTTCAATCTGGGTCTCCTAAGTGCATAGGGATATAAAACGGAATAAACCGCTTCCAGCTGTGGCAGTGTCTAGGCCAGAACCGCACGATGTACCAATCGCCAAACAAGTGAAAAGTGGTGTAGTATTTTGCGATTCTTGACACTCGTTCTTCTTTTGTATTGCACATAAGCATCACCATATAAAATCGTCTCCCGCATGGTACGCACTGCGAGTAGGCGGGCGGGAGACTAAATTTCGTAAGCTGTGCGCTTGTGCTGGCAGAAATCTTTAGGCCAGACCACACCAGCAATTCATTAGGCGAATTGTCTGTAAATATTATACCACAATCCGTGCAAAAAGAAAAGCGGCAGACCCGAAAGCCTGCCGCTTTTGAATTGCATGAGCAGAAACCCAAAGCTAATTCGTTGCTCATGATTATTATATCACACATTCAGCATTTTATCAATCTTTTTTAGCCTATTGCCGATTGATGTCCGACAATACGGCACACGCGCTGCAATATCAACTTGGCATAGCTGGTCAACGTACCGCAACCGGGCGATTTTCCGGTCATACCTCCCAAGCGGTGCACGTTTTATCACAGCTTTTATCTGTTCTGCATTAAGCCCTTGCAACGCTGGCGGAAAGACTATGCGAGCCGCCGCCACGGGCAGCACCGAGCCAGAAGGGCTGCGGAAGCTGTCCGGCGTTGCGCACCATTACAGGGACGTTACCGAGATGGTCGATTTTGCCGCATCTCTTGATTTCACAAAATCGTTTCTGCTCGTATATAGTGCTTGCCATGATATCCTCCTTACTGCTTTTGTAGGGCTGCTCTTGCCCGATCAAAGAAAAACTGGATGACCTTGCTCATGGTCTCTTCCGTGATAGCCCACGAGACCAGCCTGCCCCATTTGCTGTTGTCCAGATAGTGGCGCAGCATCTTGACGCACCACGCCTTGCGCTCTGCGCCGCGCTTGGTTCCTTGGATTTCTCGCTCTGCTTGGTCGATGAGGTCAAGCACAGTGCCCTTGACGGCGGCACCGTAGCCCAGCCGGAGACATCCAAGGGCGTAGAAGATGAACCCGCCCAGCATGAGCACGAGGGCCACAGGGGCAGGAAGTGCGGTCAAAATGTTATTGATTGTTGCCATGTATTACTCTCCTCTCTCTTTTTCGAGGTCTTCGATACGGTGGTTTGCCACCTTGATCTGCTCTTCCAGCACTGGCACGCGCTGGGCAAAGTTGTTGTGCGCCCGGACTTCGCGGGTCAGCTCTTCCAGCTTGGTTTCAGTGACGGCCTGCTGCTTGTCCAGTTTGGCATCCATGCTCTTGTCCATGCTCTGAGCGGTTCGGTTGTTGGAGACGATCACGCCGATCAGGCTCAGACCGCCGGTGATGATTGCCACGATGATTGATTCGCTCATGCGCCCTCCCGAAGACGGGTCAGACCCTTCTTCGCAATGATTTTCGGGTAGTTGCGGGTGGTGACGTTCAAGTCTACGTTGCCGGAGATGCCCGGCACAGAGCCCTTGCTGGTGTGCTGGTGGGCGTGGTATATGTAATCCACCTTGGGCGTCTTGCCCGTGTAGTCGGCCAACCAGACGTCCCAGCGGCCTGCTAGACGCTGCATGTCCAACTCATAGCTGTAACCCGTGTAGGTGTACAGCTGGGCGTAAAAGCCCATTTTCTCCACCTGCTCCAGCGCGTAGGCGGTGAGGTTGGTGAGGTCGAGGGTGCTCATGGGCTTGAGCTTGTTTTCCTCCACGTCCACGCACACGGGCATGGTGAGCTCTTTGCCGCGTACCGCTTCCCGCACAAGGGCAAGCTCTGCGGCGGCCATCGCCTCGCTGGTGGCGTAGGTGTAGTAGTAGACCCCCACGTCCAGCCCGGCAGCCCGGGCGTTGCGGTAGTTGGTCTCAAAGGTCGGGTCGATGTAAAGGCCGTCTGCCCGCTTGGAGAGCTTTTTGTTGGTGGATACCGTCTTAAGCATGACGCCCTTGTAACCAGCCGCTTTGACCTTGCGCCAGCCGTCGAGGGTGATTTTGCCCTGATACCGGCTCACGTCGATGTAGCGGTAGGGTGGTGCGCCCTCCCAGCCGGGGGGAGCGGCGCTCTGGGTGTCCACCATGGACACGGGGCCAGGCTCTGCAGTGGAGTTGTCTGCCGCTTCCTTTGCGTGGGCAAGGGCGGCGAAGAGACGGGAGAGGAAAGTCAGGAGGTTCATGTGGTCACGTCCTTTCGGTTTTTGGTAAGATAAAGTATTATTTAGTTAATACCCGCTTGTCAATTCGGTTCCAATGAATTGAATTTCTTTAAAAGCAGATGGATAGTTGTGCATATACCAGCTTATATATGACACATAGTCTTTTGCAAGTCGCCAATATCCGTAAGCTGACAGATGCCCGGTATTGTACGCATCTTCGTCATTTGTATGTCCATAAGCTGCCATGTCCAAGCAAATCACATTTTTGTCGCTCAAATTTGATACAAAATCACGGATTCCTTGGCTTATGCTTGCAAATTGGCTTGCGGGGTAGTATTTTGCAGGTATGATGGTTGCAATAAAAATTTTAATATTGTTGTTTTCGGCTTTCAATTTTGTGACAATGTTAGACAGCGCCGTGTTACTTTCTTCTGTCCACGAGCTTCCAGTGCTGTAATAGTCATTGACTCCTAGCTGTATAATCGCCATTTTGTAACCGCTCAAATCGCTATTTTTATATGTATCCCACCAACCGACCGTCGTTTTCCCGGCATGTCCCATATTTTTTACCGAAATTCCCGTCATGTTCGCGAAATATTTCGGATAATTCATGGAATTATATAATTCGCTCGATTCAAGTCTGTTTACGTTAAAAATGCCCTGAGTTAGAGAATCTCCGATGCAAATGCATGTGTCAAACGCGCACACATCAAGTCCATCATAATCACAAGGGTTTTCATAAATTCTGTCATGAATTAGTCGAGAGCATAGTTCCGGGACATAAACCGTTTTTACTCCATATTCAGACGGGTGAACATTTTGTTTTCCTTGAAAAACTTTTACAATATAATCACTGCTACCAGTCGTATCAGGAAATGCAAAATTATATCCTGTTATAAGACTAAAATGATTGTAAATGTCATTACAAACAACAACTTCTGAAATTGCATTGATGTATTTTTCGAGGTTATTTAGTTTATATCCTCCCCCTTTAATAGGCGTAATAAAGATTACAGGCGTTTCTGGATGATTAGCGTTGAGATAATCACAAACATTCTTAACCCCAGATCTTACACTATCTAATGTAGCGTTCGAAGCACAATCATTAACACCCGCTGAAATAACAATAATATCATTCTCATCATAGTTCGAAAGTTGTGAAATAATGCTATTTGTGGAATTTGTATACGATGCTCCTGCCACAGCATAGTTGCTATGAGACTTGATGCCTATTTTTTTGCACAAAACTGTAGGATAATCGCTATCGTCTGGCACTCCCGAACCTGCTGTGATACTATCTCCATAAAAGACCGGATTTTTTTTATTATCGAATGTGGATTTGATAATATCGCTGTATACACATATATTTGATGTAGAATTTATTTTATTCCAATTACTCCAAGCTCCTGTATTAAATCTTGTCCATAATCCACTATTGCTTATAGCAATCTGAGTTTGTCCACTGTTATCGGGATTTATATATCCATTTATTGTAATAATTGATAAAAATTCATTCAAAGGTGCAGGTGAATTTTTGGGGTGTTTGCCGTAGAAATACCATATTTTGCAATTGTTTGGTAGTGTATTGCAATTATCATAAGGACTTGTTGGAGTTGTTGTGAAATATTCATGTTTTTCATTATCTCCTACTATAGTCCACTCTGACCATGTTCCTACGAAGCGATATGTTCGTATAAAAGTGATTCCGCTTTCGTAAACCGCAATTTGTAAGCCGCCAATTCTTTCGTTGTTGTATCCATTGACAGCAATGATGTTTATAAAACCAGATTCGCTTATATTTTTCGGAAGGTTTTTGGGATAATTTCCATTTGTATACCATATTTTGCAATTGTTTGGTAGTGTATTGCAATCATCATAAGGACTTGTTGGAGTTGTTGTGAAATATTTTAAGGCTCCTAAATCTTCCTTTAGCTGCCCAACCGCATCTCCAGTCGCTTTCGCATCCGCCGCCTTGCCGGAGAGGGAGAGGGTGGGGTCGATGATATTTTTGAGCTCTTCCACCGCCTGGATCACTTGCATCCAGCTTGCGTTAGAGACGCTTGTCACATAGAAAAAACTCTGGATCTCCGCGGTGCTATCATAGCGGTCGTTTTTACAGTCGCACTCGATAGGCCAGCTCTTGAGCATATAGCCTTTTCCGGTCGTCACACAAAGCACGATGCTCACATGACCCGGCACCTGCAGCGCCTGACGTGCGATCTCGCAGGTGACAACGTTGCCGGACACGGCACAAGCTGCCCGCTTGCCTGCACCGTCGTTGATGGTATCGTACCAGCCCTGATTCTGGGGGCCGAAGCCACGGTACATGATACTGTAGGTTGCTCCTTCAGGCGCAGTATACGCCTTGCCGTTTTCGTATAGCGTCGCCTGAAAAAACCGGCTCTGGCTGTCGTTCTCCACCGCGCTGATGTGCTGCGGCAGACCGGGATTATCAAAATCAATCCTGATTTTCTGCATTTGCTTCCTCGCTTTCCTCCGGCAGCGGGTCAAAAATCAAATTCTGCCCGTCCCAGATATAGTCATTGCCGCCGTTGCTGTTGGCCGGGAAATCCTCAAAAAGCAGCTGATCCGACGGCAGCGTTTTCGGGATAACGCTTTTCAGCGTCCAGCCACCGTTTTTGATGCGCCCATCCGGGCACACGGTGCACTGGTATAGGTAACCATCTTTTTTCAAAATAGCCCTCCTTACAAAAAACCAAAAAGCTCTTGCGGTACACAAACGGCGTTGTTGGTGGCCCATCCATCAAACGTTGGCGTCTCCAGATCTATGTTAGTCCAAATAGTACCAGTGAGCGGACTATATTTGGATGTTCGCTCTTTCCCAGGACCAAACTCAATGCTGTCCTGATAAACTGTGATGTTCCGAAAGTGTGGTGTGTTCCACGCATACATAAGCGTGTAGGTCTTTCCGTTTACCGGTATTATGCTGGATACTCTGCCGCCGCTGCCGCCGCCCGCAAACCATGTAGTGCCTTTTGTGCTTTCGTAAGTGATCAGGATAGCGGAGTAACCGGTAAGGTCAACAGATATCGTTTGTTCCTCTAAACTTTTGAGAGGCTCTTTTGTTGCTTCGTTTTGCCAGACGCGAATGGGTTCCAGATTTTTTATTCCGTGAAACTCCAGTCCTTTTTCGTTTATCGTGTAATTAAAGCTTCCGGGCCCGAACTGGATGCCGCCATCGTCCGTTTCGCCAATGTAGTCTGTGGCCACACGGCTTGCATCAACAGCGCGGTCGTTCGTGGTGCTCATGCGGTTGCGGTCTTTCACGGTAGTTCTTGCAAGCTTTTCGCTTGCCTTGCCTACATAGATCGAGGCGTACCGGTCGTGAACAACGTCATAATCGGTCTTTGTCACTCTGGCCAGCACATTCACGCCAAGGCGCAAATAACGCACCTCTACCGTATCGCCGCGCAGAATGACCTTGTTCTTCTGGTCTTTGTACTCTACGGTCTTTTCCAGCTGCACATAGCTTACGGTCAAGCTCGGCTCTATTTTCCCGATCTGGTTTTTAGACAAAAATTCAGTGGTAGCTTTCCGCATACTGGCATCAGAGGGTGCTTTCTGGAAGTAGCTGGTCAGGTCCAGCGGGTAGATCTTCTGGTATCCCTCGATATCAGACGCTTTTATGGGGTCCAGCGCGTAAAACTTACCCTTTTGTGCATTTGTCCAGTACGGATAGACGTGGGTGTATACGTTGTCGATGTTTTTTTCCTGCGTGACGTCCACCAGATTCAGACCGTATGCAATGACTGCGCCCCGGTTTACCTCTTCTTTCAGCCGCAGCGTGCACTTTAAGCCGTCAAACTCCCAGTAGCCAAGGTAGGTGTCTGCAATGCTGCTTCCGCCGTTGGAGAGCATCGCAGCGCGCACAGTCACCGGTTTTGTGACCGAAAACTCTTTATCATTGTCGTAATCTGCAGAGATCTTAAACTTGCAGTCTCCCACGATGTTCGCATTCAGCTTCTGGATCGTTTCTTTGAGCGTTTTTGCCGAGAATGGCTTTACAATGCAGTCTCTAAGGTCATACGAGATATGGTGCGCCGAAACCTGAAACCGTCCATTCATCGGGCGGCCGATTCGATAGATGCGGAACAGTTGCCGGTTTTCGTAGCTGGAAGGCCGTGCGCTGATGATACGCCGCTCCAAAAGATCCTCCGCATGGATGCCGGTCACCGGGTACTGTAAGGTCAGGTCATACGTTCCGTTTTCCTCGCAGCTGACAGTGCACTCCAGCGCATCCGAAAGTGTTCCAAAGCCGTAGTTTTCCGCCGAAAGCACATTTTCATCGTGTAAAACAGGTTTCATAACGTCCACCACCTTGGCATGATCTTCACGGTCTGGATGCCGCCGCTCCACTGGATAAGGTTTTCACCCGCTGCCAGCTCCGGCCAGATGCCGCCGGTCACCGGGTTTGCATTGGTGCCGTCCTCCAGCCATGCGTTCCATATTTCTGCATCGCAGCACACGGTTTTATCGGCGGGCGGCTTCATGCCGAATGCTTTTCCGTTTATCAGCAGCTCGCCCTCTTGTCCGTTTCCGGTCACCTCAAAATAGGGCAGTGCCACCTGATCCAGCGGGTTGAGAAGCGCCTGACCGTTCGTCATCTCCTGCAGCTCCCGCCCGGACCACAAAAAATGCCGCGGATCACAGTCAAACTCCACCGTAAATCGGCCGTATTTGTCCAGAATATTGCTGGTATCGCCCATTTTCGCAATGGCAAGGTAAAAGTACTCCGGGTCGTATCCGTCCGATAGGGGATAGGCACCCGGCGTACCGCATAGCCACGCCTTGATGCCGCGCAGCTGCTCCGGGGTAGGGTTTCTGCCGTGGAAATACAGCTGATACGACACCGTGATATTTTCGTACTGCCCCTGATCCGCGTGCAGCTTGCCGTTTCGGCCTGCAACCTCGTACTCCTCATACTTGCGGTTCGGGGTCGGGATGCTGGGTTTGTGTTCGATATGGCAGCAGTACTCGGTGCTGCTGTGCCCGTTAAAATACAGGTACTTCTCCACTGGCTGCAGCCTCCTCGTTGATCATCTGTGTAAGTCGTGTAATGGTGTACTGGGCAAAGCGTTCCTCGTCCATGTCCGCAGACGGATACACGTTGAAGGTAATACCGCCCATGCGCACCGTGCGGGAGTTGGTAGCTACCTGCGCAAAGCCGTTTGCGCTGCCCACATCATACTGCAATTGCATTTTCAGCTTTCCGCCAAGGTCTGCGGCAGCCTCCTGCAGCAGGTAAGCGTTGTCGCGGATGCCATCCGCCATGCCTTGGATCATATCAGGCATCCACTTCTCGTATTCCCGCAAAGGCCCTTCGTCCGGCCGCGAAAAATGCAAAAATCCTTTTATAATGCCGCCGATCCACGAGACTGCCTTTGTGATAATACCGCCACCGCCCAGAATGCCCTTTGCAAGGCCGGTTACAAGGTCAGCGCCCCAGCTTCCGGCTTCGGTGCTGATGGACGTGCCGAGCAATTTTCCCGCGATGCCAAATATTCCACCGGCAAGCGCTCCCGCCCAGTTTCCGGTCAGTTGAAAGCCCTGTGCAGCACCGGTCAGGCCACTGATAAGCGTTCCCGGAACGTCGATATTCTCCCAAAAGCTATCGCTTGCACGGTAGCCCTGCGCCAGATCGCTGAACCATTGCCCCAGAGGGCTTTTTGTCAGGTTGCTTGCAACCTTTTCCAGCCCGCCCAGCTTAGAATCCAGATCCAGCACAAACTTGGAAAAGCCGCCCAGAGCGCCCTCGGTGTATTTGATGCTGGTGTTCAGGTCGGTAACCTTTTCGTTGACGTCCGTTACAATTCCGTTGGTGTAAGTGGTGGTGCGCTCTACGGTCTGTTCCTGACCTTCCACGATACGCTTATAGCAGTCTGTAACTACTTTTGTGGCAGATACAACAGTATCTTCCAGCGCGCCGGTCTCAGCGTTAAGCACTTTCTTGGTTTCGGTAGAGGTCTGGGCAGTCCGGCTGACGTAGCCAATAGCTTCGTCTATCTCCGCCTGCGCCGCCGTCAGGGTCTCCGCACGGGTATGGACGGACTTTTTAGCAACTTCATCTGCGATGGAGCTTGTCACCTTTTCAGAGGTCACAACGCCGTCCGTCAGGGTCTGCACCCGCTTAAACTGCGTTTCAACGCCGTTCACCATTTCCGTCCAGCTGTCCGTGATGGTCTGGACAGTTTCGGTCGTGGTGCCCTTCAGCTTCTTGGTCGTGCCATCATAGACGTTGTAAGTATTGTCAGCCGTTTCCACTGTGCGGCTGATCGCGCCCACAATGTTTTCCGTGCCCTGCAAAAGCTGCTTAGAGGTGTTGGTAACGGATTTCGCCAGTTTTTTGGTGTCCTGAGCGGTTTTTGTGGTAGTCCTTCTGCCGCCAGAGCCGCCGCTTCTGCTGTTTCTACCACTGCTGCCGTTTCCACCACTGCTGCCGGAACCGTTGTAAGTAGGGACAATATAATTCGATGCGGCTTCTGCTTTTGCCTGCCGAACGCGCTCTGCATGTTTTCTTCCGCGTTCTTCTCTCGCTTTTCGCCGAGCCTCTTCAGTCTGCTTTGATTTTTTCTTCTGGTCTTTTTGGTAATCCTCGTAGCTGTTGTATCCGGCGTAAGCATCTTTGCTAAGGCCTTTGTTCAGCGCATAACTGGCACGATCCAAAAAATTGATCGCGGCAGTTGTAGCATTCTCAAACCCGGTTTTAAGTTCCGAGACTATCGGGATGTTAGATGCAATTGCATCTGCCAGACCAAACCATCCACCCGTGTCATACGCTTCTGACGCGGCAACAGTAAGGTCATTCATGTGCCCGATTACGACCTTTATCCCGTCCGTAAGGTCACCTGTCATAAGGCCGGCAAGCTGCGTGGCGTTATCTTTTAGCGTGCTCCACTGACCATTCAGCGTCTCGCTTTGGGTACTCATGGAGTTAAAATAGCGGCCGCCCTCGTCAGCTGCCGAAATAAGCGCATTAGACAGCAAGTCATAAGTGACTGTCATTTTCTGCACTTCTTCGGCAGACTTTCCGGTGTAGTCCGCAAGAATGCCGTAAACATCTATGCCGGCGTAGGCAAACTGCTTGATGTCCGCGCTGGTCGCCTTGCCCGCATTCTGGATCTGCTGCAAGTTTTGCGCCATGCGGCTCAACTCTTCATTGCCGCCGCCGGTAGCAGAAACTGCGTCACCCAATGCAAGAATGGTTCTGCGGGAACTTTCGGCATCTATGCCGGTAGAAATAAGCAACTCGTTTGCTTTTACCAGACCGGCAGTATCAAACGGTGTTTTGGCAGCGTCCTGTTTGATCTCATCCAAAAGAGCAACGGCTTCCGCTTCGCTGCCCAGCATATTGGTCAGTGCTGTCTGGTACTGTTCCAGCTGCGCATTGTATTGCACACCGGTCGACACGACCTGTTTTCCAGCTTCAATGATTTTCCCCGAAACTGTGCTGAACAGATTTGCCGCAATGCTTCCCTTTGTGACTGCCGATTGCAGCCCGTCAAACATACCGCTTCCGGCATCTGTGTTTGTAAGGCCGTCCAAGCTTCCCTTTGCATCATCCGTTTTAGACGCGAACTCCCCAAGGCCGTTTTCTGCATCGTGCAGGCGGCTTTTTAAGGTTTCCAACTCCGCATTCGTCTTATAGACAGCAGTCCTGTAAGCCGAGGCCTGTGTGCTTGCATCGCCATGTTTTTCAATGGTTTTCTCCAGCATACCCTTCTGGGCAGTCAGGGCATCCGTCTGCGCAGCAATCTGCTTGCGTAGCACCGCCGCCACCGAGGATGCGCGCTGTTCTGCGGAGGTGTTCTCGTCCATAGACGCCGTGGTATACTTCAGCTCAGCGGCATACTCTTTCTGCCGGGCAATGATATTTTGCATCTGCTGCCGGTATTCTTTTTCGCCTTCAACGCTTATTTTGGGGCCAATGTCCGTTTTTGCCATGCGTTCACCTCCTTACCGTATTTTTTCCAGATCGTCCACGGTGGCGTAGAGCTTCTGGTTTGCGCCGTTTTCTATCTGCATACACGCCATATAATCCAACATACGGCCCACCGGGCACGAATGCACCTGATGCTCATTCATGCCCAGCTTGCGGCCGTAAAACAGAAACCACGTTCTGTTAAGCTGTATTACATGGCGCTTTCCGCGTTTTTTGCGCTGTTGTCCGGTTCAGCCTCCACCTCGCGGCCGGAGCCGCGCGCAATTGCGGTAACGCAGTCGTTCCACAGTGCGCGGCACTCTGCCCACGTCATGCTCTTTTCCAGCTCCGCAGCAGCAGGGAAGTCCGGCAGGCTCTGTGCCATGTCCTGAAATTCCTTATCGTTGGATTCTGCCGCCATCTCCCGCACATAGTCCCGGCCTGCATCCGCAAGCACGGGCGCAATGGTCAGTGCCGCCTTTGCAAGGTCGGCAACGCGGCCGGTTTTTGTGGCTTCCTTGGCAACGCCAAAAATATTGTCCACTGAGCCGTAAGTGCTTTCCAGCACGGAAAGCGCCTTGATGGTCATGCACATGGGGTACTCATTGCCCTTGACGTGCGCGAATACGATGTACTTGTCCTCGATCATGCTGCACCTCCCAGTGCCTTCTTGATAAACGCAACCGCCGCTGCCTCGGTGTCAAACTCCTTCTTGGGGATGATCTTCCACCGGTTCATGGCGCTATCATCGCGCATGATGCTGAAGTCCAGATCCTGGGTCTGCCAGTCGATCTGCTCACCCTGCGTCTCGGCATCGTCTTTGGGCACCTTAAAGCGGATCTTGCACAGAACGATTGCCTTCCACATGCTCTTGCCGTCCTTCTGCACCTTCTTGACTGCGCCCAGCCCCAGATAAGGCGGCTCCATAGATGCGCCGTACTCGTAGGTCTCCACCGCGGTGCCCTCGTCCGGCGTTACGGAGTTGCCGGCTTTCAGGCCCATGATAAAGGCCTCTTCCTCCGCGGTCAGGCCGTCCACGGTGCAGGTGCCGCTGCCATCGGTGAAGGCAGAGCCAGTCTCGGTTTCCGCCAGCCGGTCATCGGCGTAAAACTTGTTGTCATCACTGGTGGAAATATCGGTGCTCATGCTCACCGAGCGCCCCAGCTTGCGCACGCCGCTGTAAGTCACGGTGCCGCCATCGGAAGCGTAAGTAGCAATATGCACGTTGGAAAAACCAGTAGTTACCATGTGTTTTCTCCTTTCACACAAAAAAGCAGGGTGTCCACTGTGGACACCCTGCGCAGGTTATTTGTCGATCGTTTCTTTTATCTTTTTTTCAACAGCCTGCCCCATGGCAGCCTCCGTTTCTTTTCGTCCTTTTCGGACGGAAGGAGCAACAAACGGAGTTGCCACCCAAACGCTTGTGCCGCCTTCTACGCAGCGGGCAATCAGCGCATTCGGCTGTCCTTTCGGATGCCCTTTGGTCTGGATGCTGTTGTATCCGTTGAAGCCGAGCTTTGTGTTCCACGCATAGTTTTCATGGCTGAATTTTGCAATGCCAAACCCTTTTTTCAGGTCATCAGCCTGCTGCTGGCTTAATCCGTTCATGGGCGGTCCATTGGGGTGGGCATAATACTGCTCCTGCCCGGACGGCAGGCTGTGAATCGGAATTGTGTCAACGGCAGCTTTGATTTTGTCACCCATGACTTTTGCACCGGCATAAACGCCAGCTTTGCATACATCATCGGTGCTTTGGTTCAGCTTCTGAAGCTTTTTCATGTAAGCATCCAGCCCTTTTGCTTCGATCCTAGCCACAGCCGAACACCTCCCACCGCCAGCGGTAATGCCAGATTTTTGTATCAGCTTCATACATGGGCTGAAGCGTTTCCCATGTGATATGCTCAGAAGCGTCAAACGACTTTTCCAGCGCGTCGCACCATGGGTCAAACTCCATCGAGGTAAACAAGTCTGTCGTTCCGATCATGGCACGTTCGATGTGTTTTCCGTCCGCAATGAGGTCGTCCGGCGCTTCTTCCTGCCAGACAAAATACCGTTTGGACTTCATTCGCCCGCCGTGGCTTACACTGTCTGTAACAGCTGTGTGGGCAGCAATGATGCACTCAAACCATGTCATCCTCGGTCTCCTCCCGTGTGCTGTTGTCATAGTCATGCTCCACGGCACGCAACGCCAGATCCAGCGCAGGCGGCCAGCTTCGGACGGCCTGTACCGTGTCGATGCGGTAGTGCCTGCCGTCCTCGGTCTGGGCTTCGTCCTGGCTGGAAATCGCGATGCTCTGGGGTGCCGGCACGCGGATCACCCGGACGATCTCCGCCTGATTCTGGCGGCTCAAATAAATCCGGTTGATGCCAAGACGCTGCTCCTCGTACCGCAGGCTGCACTTTGCCGTGCACTCCACAATAGGGGAGCGCCCGACCGGTGCGGCATCCTGGGTGGAAAATATCTGCACGACCCCGCTGTTGAAGGTCTGGCTGACCTCCGTGTCAGGGCGGGTCGGGCTTTTGCGCGTTCTCTGCAAAATCATTCACCAGCCTTTCGTTTCTCGCCGCAAGCAGCAGGTGCAGATAATTATGCTCGAAAATATCCGCTGCGCCGTCGCGGGTGTAGCGCACATAGTCCATCAGCAGCGTACGGGCAAGCCCGGGCTGCGTGTAGTCCTGCGCCGTGCCAATCTTGCTGTCCAGATAGAGCATACCGGTCACGATGATGTCCCAGATTTTTTTATCCAAAGCATCATCCGACCATGTGATATCAAGATAGTTTTTGATATCCGAAAGCAGCTTGGTATCATACATCTTGATCATGGTCAGGACTTGGTGACCGTGACGGTGTAGGTCTTGACGGTCTCGCCGTCTGCCGCGGTCACGGTAATGGTCACAGTGTTGCTGCCATCGTTCCAAGTTGCAGGCTTGCCGTTCTCGATCTCCTTGCCGCCCACTTCCACTTTGACCTTAGCGCCAGCGTTGGCGGGGGTTGCGGTGATGGTGTTGGAGGCCGCAGAGGTGGTAGCCGTATAGGTCACATTGCTGGAGGTAAAGCCCGGGGTCAGGTTCAGGCTGCCCAGCTTCAGGGCGCTCAGAGTTGCATCAGTGGATGCGGCAGGCGCGGGAACGGTAGTAACGCGGTAGGTCATGGGCTGCAGGCCGGAAATGTCCAGATTCAAGAAGGCGTTGTTGTCCACCGGGAAGCCGTTGGCGTACAGCTTGATCAGGTAAACGCGCTCGTCCTCGAGGAAATGGTAATCATCACTGTACTCGATGCGGCCGTTCTTATTCATGCCGACCGGTGCAAAGTACAGACGACCGATACCAAACACAGCCTGACCACGCGGCAGCGCAGCGGTCTTGATGACCGTCAGGGGAACAGGGAAGATGTCGTTACGGTAAGTGCCATCCGGGGCACGCACGGTCGTTGCAGGCATCACGCGCAGGTAGTAGTCCTGCGGGTTGACCAGCAGGATCAGATCATCCGGGTCACGATCCTTGCCGTTGGCAGTCTTGCCCAGCATAGAAATCAGATTGCCCATCGTGGCGGGCTCGAAATCGTTGACCTTGACCTTTGCCTTCTCGGGATAGGTCTTGCCGCCGATTACGGCAACGTCATCGCTCACATCGCGCACCATGCCAATGGGCTGATCGTTGCCGTCGCCCATGACAATGCCCTCTTCCAGGCCATTTGCCAGTGCTTCCGCCAGAATTGCGCGGATGTAGCGGTCCAGCCACTCGGGGCCCAGATCCAGCTGCGCCTTGCAGACCGGAATGAACGCAGAAAGCTTGTACAGACCTGCGTCCACTTCCTTAAAGCCGGAGGTCAGCTCCTCCACAATCTTAGCGCACAGCTTGCCCCACTTGGCCTTGTGGATGCCGTCGGTGTTCAGCATCATGCGGATCGCGCCGCCGGTGGGGGTAAACTGGATCTTGCTCAGCAGGGGGTGCTTAGATGCCAGATCGTCCATCACGCGGCTGATAACCGTCTGCGGGAACACAACGGTCACGTTCTCCAGCGCCTGCTTGGGGTTGTCGGCGCGCATGGCCTTCTCCACGGCCTGATAGTACTCGCGCTCGTCGTTGGTCAGCTGGCGCACGCCGCGGGCATACAGGACGGAGTTATCCAGCTCCTGCTTCATGCCGTCCAGCTGCTGCTGGTACTCCTCGCGGTTGATGTCGCCCACGGTCTGGAACATCTGCAGGAAGGTGTCAGTCACAGCATTCTCGTCGTTGCTCTTGTAAGCATCGTGCAGCTTCTGGCGCAGATCGTTCAGCTTCTGATTGTTCTTGTACAGTTCAGAAAGATTCATGTTGATTTCTCCTTATTTGGTATTTAAAAAGCAGCACCCCCACAAAGGAAGTGCTGCTTTACGGCTTATTTTCAGATATTGCAAAGCATCTGCATCAGGCTGAGCTTTGCGGGTGGTTCTTTGGGCTGCGGTTCAGCGGGCGGCTCTGCATCCTTATGCGGCACCATAAGCTGCTGCACGATCAAGCCGCGCACGCTCTGGGACACGCCGGAAGCATCGCCGGTTTTGCGGATGCTGGTTGCAATGCCTTTTTCCAGCATAGCGGCAGGGGAGTACCACGCCTTACTGTTTACAAGATCGCGGGCGGCCTGTTCCTCCATGCCGGCGTTTGTGAATGCGCCAAGCCCGATTTCGGTCAGCTGGTCCAGTGCGTTCGCCGCGTTGCGCAGATCCTCGGCGTAACCGGCCGCAAGCTGGCTTGCCGGGTGAAAGTAAAAGGCGCTCACATTGCTTGCAATACGCTCCTGACCAGCCAAAAACGGGTAAATAGCAGCGCTGGCAACAAACCCGTCTGCATAGGAGGTGACCCGCGCACGGCTGCTTTGCAGCGCGTTGTAGATTGCCCATCCTTCGGAAACGTTTCCGCCAAAGCTGTCGATATGCAGATTGATCTCGGCTGCATCAGGGATTTTCTTCAGCTGCTGGACAAGACTGTACGCGCTGGTCTCCTGACTGGCTTCATCGGCGTATCTTGTGATATCGCCAAAGATATAGATATCCGTCTGCTCGCCAAACTGCTGGATATCAAAATAGGGTTTCGGCATATTATTCCTCCTTCGGGTTGCTTTCCGTGGCGGCATCCCTTGCAACGGTCTCCACGGTAGCGATGTTTTTGGTCATCCAGTGGATGTTAGCCCATTCATCAGGCAGCGGCGCGCCGCCGGTGGCTTCGCGCAGCTCGTTAATGCTATATGCGGCGCTCTCAACGATTTTTTCAATGTTCGCTGCATTGGAGAACATATCAAAGTGCTGGATGGTAGAGGTGTCCGCATATACGCGGTCTCCGCGCAGCCAATCCGCCTTGGGAATCAGCTTCCGGCTGAACTCCTTGCTGATCTGCGCCGCCAGCGGGTCGATGCCGGTGGTCAGCCAGTGGGTGATAATGTCGTTGATGCCCGCCACATCACCCTGCACAAGCACGGGCGGGATGCCCAACCCGCGCGCGGTAAAAGAAAAAATGTCATCAAAAAGGGCTTTGATGTCCCGTGTGTCCTTTGTGCCGGTGCCGTTGTTCATCAGCTGGAACTCGTAGCCGTCAAATTCCGGCAAAATACCGGTGCCGGATTCCAGAAAAGGCTTATAGCTGCTTTCCAGCATTGCAGAAAACTTTTGTTCAAAATCGTCTTGACCGTTGGCCACCTGCGTGACGTGCACCTTCATGTGCTGGCCGTTGTTCCAGACGTTGCTCTTGATGCTGGACTGCACCAGATTCTTGTAGCTTTCATACAGTGCATCCACAACCCTTTTTGCATCATCACTGTTCAGGGTAAGGTGCAGCACCTCGCGTTCTTTCAGGTCACGGGTATACGACTGCTGCCCGACCTGTATCTGGCGGTATACATTTTCCTGTGTGGGGATGTACTCCGGCTTTGTCCAGCTGTCTGCCACCACAAGCTCAACGCTCCCACCGCGCGGAATCGGAACAACAAGCGCTTCGTTTTTGGCATAGAGCTTGTAGATCACTTTTTTCCAGAACGTTGTGCTGTTTTCGTTGACGTTCGGCTCTACGTTCAGCAGATAGTAATAATCCGATTTAACTGGTTGCCCGCGCTCGAACGTCTTAAACTCGCAGTTTGCAATCGCATTTGCAATCAGGTTTACGCAGCAGTTAAATGCAAGGTCGCGCAGCTGGTATTCCTGCCAGTAGCCAAGCATTTCGCAGGTCAGGTCATCGCCGTTCAGCAGAAAATCATGTGTGGTGATCTTCTGCTCGGGCGGCGAAAACCCGAAAAACTGTTTGATTTTCTCAGAAAAAGACATTGTTTTTCTCCTTCCGGCAAGTTACCGGCAAGTTACCAGCAAAATGCTCCGATCTTTGGCAGCTGCACCTGACCGGTGCCCAGATCACTTTCCACCGTCATGGCTGCCGCCAGCGCCATAAACGGGTCTGTTTTTCGGCTTTTGCCCTCAATTTTGGCGTAAATAAAGTTTCCGGTATCCACGCCCTGGCTTCGGCTGCTGCGCACGCGCTTTGTGTTGTTGACCGCCCAGCGCAGATGCGGTACATCGCCCCAAGTAAACAGATTGCGGTTAAAGCAATCCTGTATCACTGGGTCAACCTGCATAATGTCGCTGGGGCGTACCAGCTTCACCCGGTTTTTATCCTTCGCGTCAAAACCGATACTTTGCAGCGCTTCTGCCATCATGGTGTAACGGAAATGGTCAAGCGCCACTTTTTTTACGGTGTATTTCCGTCCGGCTTCCCGGATGAAATCCGTCAAAAGATACGGCGAGATGCTTACATCATCTACATAGGTGCAGTCTCCGTTTTCGCACCACGTTCGCCACGGGGCTTTTACCCGGGGCAGGGTCTTGCTGTTTGCGCAGATCCATGCGTGATTGATATCATAGCGCTGGTCTCCTTTGCGGAAATGCAGATCTACTGCCGCCCAGTCGTCCAATTCCGCGTAGTCGATGCCAACAGTGCAGCTCCAGCCAGCCATATCTGGCAGAGGGCAGTTTGTTTCTTTGATGTTTTCGTAGTCCGTGACCGAGATCTCCTTCGCGCCGTCCCGGATGCCCATGCGTTTTGTAATAAAATCGCCGTTCTGCTCCGGGCGCTCTTTCCAGTCGCGGTATTCATCGTGGATCTCCTGCATCAGATGCGGAAGATAGGGCAGGGAAGGGTTTGCCATGCACCAGTTTTCCGGGTCGTGCACCTCGTCCTTGGTGTTCAGGCAGCAGATGAACGGCAAAAAGCCCTCATCCGGTTCGCCCTCAAACAAAATGCGCCGACCTCTGGCAAGGTAATCGTCTAAGGGGCCGTCCGATACATCGCCGTTGGACGTAAAAAAACCAACGCGAGGCTCTGCAACCTTGCCTTGGCCGGTAACAAAAACTTTGATGTTGTCGTAATTCTGGTACTGATGCACCTCGTTGAAGATGACCGCGCCGGAACGCATACCATCGCGCCCCTTGGGGTTATTGGTGCGGCCTTTTACTTCGCCTAGATTCTTGCGCCCCTGCAGTACCTCTTTTGTGTGATAGTAAAACCGCGAAAGCTTGGCTTCCCACTTCGGGTTTTCCAGCGCCTCCACAATGTCCTTCACAGGTGTGACGGCCTGCTCCTCGTTGTTGGCGCAGATATCCACGTTGTAGTGCGGCACCGGGTTGTATGGGCTGATCAGCGCCGCCGAGGAAATGGCAATTACGCCATCCTTGCCAGCGCCACGCCCGACCATGGCAAACAAAGTCTTGAACCGAGGGCTCCCATCCTTGCGATAGGTGCATAACCAAAGCCCCAGCGCGAAGGTCTGCCATGGAAAAAGGCGGTCATAAGGAAAATACCGGGCGATACGGAAGTATTTCCGCATACGCTCGGCATCTACATAAATATCTTCAGCTGCAAAAACGCGCCGGATCAGTGCAACAAGGGCGTGCTGCTCCTTGCAAGCACGCGGAGCATTGTTCTCCACCTGCTCAATGTACTCCAAGATCTCCGGGGGAATATTACAGCTCATCGTCCTCGCTGGGCTTCGCCGCCATAAATTTGAACGTCTGCACGACCCGCAGCAGCGTTGATACGGTGGAGTTGGCTGCGCTGGCAGTCTGGTTGTAAACCTGAATGGAAGGATTTGCTACTTCAATCTCCGCGCCGCGCGGGGTGGTCTTTACAACGGTAAGGCCGCGCTCATCCATGTCGTTCTGTGCCTGATCCAGAAGGTTCAACTGCGTAACATACCGGTCCAGCGTGGAGCGATACAAAAAGTTTGTGTCGCAGTTGGCTGCTTTTGCGGCCTGCTCGATCTCCTCCAGTTCCATCCGGTATTTTTCGCTGGCGGTAGCCGGTGTTTTCCTTTTTCCCATCACGATCTCCGTTTCATCCATATTTGTGCAATTTGTATACCATCCTCGCGCGTGTGCGTGCGCGCAAGCGTAGCTCGCCGATCAGGGGACACCCCGAATAAGGGCTTGACCCGCTCAACCCGTTTTTTTGACAGGGGGGTGTACGCAGTCTTTTATAATTCGCGGCCATTCGTTTTCTAAGTCTTCCAGCGCGCGGATATATCCCTCTTGCAATTGTAACTTCACAAACTCTTTGCACCATTCATCGCCAAGAGATAAATGCTCCGGCGTCAAGCAAAAATACAGTTTTACATAATGATTACAATTATCAGACGATGGCATTCAATCCCACCTTTCTAACGTCAGCGGCGCACCGCCGCTGCATTTCCGCAGCCGCTCCGGGTGGCACACAGTCTCGTGGCAGTCCTTGCATACGCTGATAAGGTTGCGCTGCCGGTTGCCGTCTGCATCCGTGTACCAGATATCCAGCGCCAGCTTTGGCGCGCGGCGCACATGGTTGACATGGTGCACCAGTTCTGCCCGCCGGTAACGCCCGTGCTCTTTGCACAGCTGGCATTCGTGCTTGTCCATGTCCAGAACCTTGTGCGATAACCGCACCCATTGCGAGGAGCAGTAGAACGGATGCACATCACCGGATGCTATCAAAGCGCAGAGCCATTTGTAAAACTTATCGGTCATTATTCCAAACTGATTTTCCCACTCATTAAATCTGGAATCATCGCGTCTCGAAGCTCAGCAAGAAGGTTGTTTTCTTCCTGATTTAAATAAAAAACGTGTTGTTTCCACATAGGAATCAAAATTGAAAAGATTGAAGAGAGAATCTCTTTATCATTCGCCTCGAATTTAATTTCGTTTTTGTTTTTTGACAATGTAATGTAAGGCTTTGATATATACTCTCCGCCCAAAATGCGAAACGTTTGATTTAAGTTTTCAGAGTCTGTTGCTTTTTCAAGCTCCGCAATTTCATACAGCCCCAGCTGTTTTGCAAGAGATTCGTTAATTGTTAGCTTTATAGCTGATCGTTCACGGCTAACACGGTTGATATCTGCCATGATATCACTATAATTTCGATGCAAGATTTCGGTGGAAGGAAGCGGAATATATCTGCTCGGAATCCAGTTCCATTGATTTTCTGAGACATCTTCTAAAAATTTTTTTGTTGAAAAGCCGGGGCATTCTGTGGGACTGGCTTTAAGCTGGCTTATTATATCATCCGAAAGAGCGTTGACTTCTTTTTTATATGTTCGATTTTGATGGCTTGCTCCGCCAAATTGCCCATTCTGAAGTCGTTCCTCTTTGTGACCGCTTTTCCGTGCGTCATAAAAATCTATGCTTTCAGAATCTTTCGCGAACAGTAAAACGCAGGTCGGAATACTTGTGGATTCAAACATTCCGTCTGGAAGCGTTATTATTTTTTTAATCAAGCGATTTTGAGTTGCCCATCTTCTTTGTTCAATTTCATTATCTTTTGACAAAAAACCGCAGGGAAGTACGAATGCACATTTTCCAAAGTTTGAGAGCCTATTCAACGCGGTTAAAACAAATGCCCAGTTTGCATTTGTTTCTGGCGGAATTTCGCATTTCTGAAATCTTGAATCAGCAAAAAGTGGAGGAGGCGGTTCCCATTTGATATTGTAAGGAGGGTTGGATATGATTTCATCCGCTTCAATCTCCGGCGGTGCGGTCATTGACGTTATTTCTGAAAATCGTTTTCCTTTTGTTAACTTGTAACATTCAAAAAATTCCAACGTTAATGAATTTCTGCATATTGCGTATCCTTCCATGTTTCGGACAGCCATATTAAAAAGCAAAACTGGAAAAACTCTTTTATCCAATTCCTCGCAGATGAAGATTTTGTTTTTATTTAAAGTCCACTTTGAAATCGTTAATGCTCCAGAACCTGCACACAAATCATAGCAAACCAATCCACTTGTTTCTGTTAGCGCGCTGAGCAAACGTGCAATGCTTTTAGGTGTGTAGTCTTGGCATTTTTCTTTTCTATCAGCATGATAATATTGCCAAATTTTCTGGAGGTTGTCAGTCTCCAAATCTCCATCTACCAGTTCTACATATTGAGAAAAAATCTTTTCTCTTGTGTTAGAATCGCTTAGTACAGCGGATATTCTTCCGCTGAAGTTTTCCATATCGGTTTCTAAGATTGAAAGAAATTTGTTTTTAAGCTCAAGCAATTCCATTTAAAATTCCTCCAATCCAGTATTGCTCTGTGTTTTCTATGGGAAAAATTATGAAGCTTACTCCAAAAACAAAAACGTTCAATCTAAAAATTAAAGCTATTTCAAGCTAAACGTTAATATAAGCAGCACTTCCAGTATACATTCAGTTTCTCGGACAACGTAAACGGGTGGAGTGCTGCTGCATCCGGTACTTTCGCCGCCAGATGCCCGGCTATCTGCGCAGCCCCCTCACAGGGTGCGCAGCTGGCATTCCCGGCAGGGACCGAGCCTGCAGCCTCTGGTTTTGGAGACCAGCGCTCTACCAATTGAGCTACGGGAATATATCATGCCGCGTGCAGGAATCGAACCTGCAACGACCCGGTTATGAGCCGGATGCTCTGCCGGTTGAGCTAACGCAGCGCAAAAGAATGCCCGCCTGCAATGCACGGTGCACATCATGCATAACAGGCGGGTAAAAATATTTTCGGATAAATTGTATCAGCAGCTTTTACTAATCTGCGCGGATAACAGGCCGCGCCCCTTGCATACAGCCGCGCCCTCCGATCTCTGCCCTCGGCTCACGCTTTGTGCGGCTCGCCTGAAAACCGATACTCCAGACGATGCACACAAAATTACTTTTGAATGCTATTTGAAAAATTTCCCGGAACACAGGTGCAAGCACGCAGCTTTTTGTTATAGACCAAAACAGTTTGCCGAAAAATTCAAGCATGGTTTGCACTCCTTTCCAAGGTGTCCACAGTGGACACCCGCCGGGTTTGATTTTGTTTTGTGTGCGCCGCTGGATCTTGAAGCGGACGGCGCGGTGATCCATTGAGCACAGGAAGATTCAAAAAGCCTGTGCTATGCTTCCCGCCGGGTCTCGTCATGAGAATGCAGGTCATTCACGTTTCCGTCAATGTCTGCATTATAATTTTAGCACATCAAAATGGGACATTCCGGACATTTCGACCTTTTTGTGACATTCCGACCATTTTGTGACACGGCTTTTGCGTAGCTACGCAGAAAAGTAGTACAATGTGAATTTTGTGTCAATCAGCAAAATCCGGTCATTTTGAGCACAAGACACGCCATTATGTACCCAAGAACGCCGCCCAGCACGACAGATGCGGGAGTGAATACCATGAGTATCTTCCGTACTGTCCACCCGCTTTTCCATGCCCACCGCACGGAAAACATACACACCGGAATGCTCAGGCAAGCTATCAGTACAGTGGCTGCAAGCCAATAAAACAAAAGCATAAGTTCACCCCATGTCAAAAGTTTCTTCTTTCGGCTCGTTGAGATCATCCGTGGAAGCACCAGCGTTTTTCATTTTAGCTCCACACCCACCACAAAATGGATCCGCGCAGCAGGAAAGGTGGTGACACGTTTTGCAGCGAAACCATTCACACGTCCATCTGTCCGGGTTCAGTTCCCACTCAGACACAAGCCGCAGGCTTTCCGGGTCTATGGTTGGAAGTTTTTCGGTCTCTCTCAATACTTTCGCAAAAGAACGGATGTCAGCACTCTTTTCCTCGGCTGATTCTGCAAGGTTTTTTAAGCTATTTTCCAGCTTTCCGACACCGTCAAAGAGCATAGATTTTTCTTTCTCATCCATTTTTGTCCTCCCGTTCTGCTCTCCGGTTGAAATACACCACCGGAGAAACACCGCGCTCATCGCAGTCCTTTTCTTTTTTTATGCAGTACCTAGTGAACGTCGACACGCATTCAAAAGAGTTTGTCTCAGTCCGCAAAGAGCACAGATAACGTGCCTCGCAAGAACTACAATTCATAAAATCGCCTTCCATCCATCAATTCAACAGCAAATCAACAATTTCATTAAGAAATCGAACAATTTCATATACTGCGTGCTGAAATTTTCTTGTTAGCCTTATCGGCTGCTGATCCATAAGGGTTGTCCCATCGTCGTTGTTTCTCCACCACAGACGGCTCCACATCGGGCAGCCCGGTTTTTCGCAATCGTAGTAATGCTGAGAAAAACCAGTCCGCGTCGGTTCTGCCCAATCATGGTATTTCCTGAATTCGCACCCTGCACATGGATTTTCAGGCGCTTTTTCTTTTTCTGTTTTCTTTTTCAGTTCTTCGATTGTGATGGTTTTAACTCTTCGATTTTTACGTTCTGGGTGATTTTTAATCCAGATAGGGCATGTATGGTCTTCGCATATTTGTTCAACTATCGTGTTATCCGCATAAAGCAAAGTGAGTTTTGAGCATCCATCGCAGGTGTTAAAATTGCTCTTGTCCATCTCGTAGTGCAACTGGTTAAACACTTCATCGTTCTTTTGTCTAGAACAATTTTGCGAAAAAGTCTCATAGTTTGCATATCTGGCAGCGTCTAGGTAACGCCGTATTTCATCTTCCAACCCAGCCGCACGGACTTGCTCGAAACTAATCAGTCCTGATGCAAGATCGCTTGCAAGCCTTTTGAATCCTTCATCTGTTAGCAGGCTGTTGCCCACAAGATCACCCCACATTCTTCTGGATCCACCGGTAAACCCTCCGGCGAATAGATTCTGCGTCCACGTCAAAGCCCCGCTCGGTAAGCTCCACGGCAACATCCTGCGGCTTTTTGCCCTCTACGCAGATCGCCGAGAGCATTGCCCGAAGCTCCGGGTCATCGCAGTCCTCCACCATGTGCACGCCGATGTTGTACAGCTTGTTCTGCATACGGTTAATGTCTTTCAGTCGCCGGATCTCCGCGGCACGCTGGTTGTAGGAGGAATCTGCGGTCCCGGTCACTGTTACATGACCGAGAACGCAGCTGTTGCCCTCGCCGTGAGAAGCTTTTACCACATCCGAGGCAGCCTGCGGACCATCTGCCTGTAAAATCTCCAGCCGCTCAATGCGCTGCCGACGCTTGGCAATGTCATAGGGTATTGCATATAGACGGCGAAATTCGTGTGGCTTCATCCGGCAACCTCCCAAAATTTATTTCAGCTCAAAGTAATCTGTCAGAATATCCGTGATGCCGGAGTAGAAACCTATCCAGCCGCAGGTGAAAAAGCTGTTGTCCTGCAGGATGATGGCGTAGTCATCACAGGTCTGTCCGGCATCCTCTCTGGTGGTGTCTATCCGCTTCCACAGCGTTGCCCCGCCGGGCAGAGGCTGCTTGTAATACGCAAGCCGGAAACGCACATCCTCCCACGCCAGTTCCCACGCTGCATTTGCACCCAGCGCTTTTTCTGCCAGCTTGTGCAGCGTGTCCCGGCCATGGGGCTGCTCTTTCGGCTGCTCCTGCGTTTCTTTGCCCTTGGAAGCATACGCACAGCTGTATTCGCAGGTATCTTTGTTCTTGCATTCGCGGCAGCACCCTGCACAGCCGTGGATTTCACCATGCTTGATAAAATGCTTCAGACCGGCTTCATTTTCGCACTGGTGCGATGCAGAATAATCGCACCAGTGTCCGTTATACACGGATGGAAGCGGAGTGCTTTTGCTTACAACAGGTTGCGGCGCATCAGTCTGGACTTTCCTTTGCTCCTCGTGAGCCTTTTCCACCATTGCAATGGCTTCCGGTGGTAATTTCCACTCGGCATGATCCGGGTTCACCGGTACCGTTTCCGCAGGTTCTTCTTTCTGCTCCGGTTCTTCCGGTGCAGCGCCCATAAACCGCGCATAATCCTGTGCGCTGCGGTACGCTTCCATCAAACCGATCTCTCCGGCCTTCAAGCGCTCCTTGATGATTTCATTCTCGCAGGAGGCAATCACGTTCAGCCGGGCAGCAGCGCCGGTGGACAAGCCCAGAATGCGGCAAACCTCGTCACGCACCTTGCCTTCCAGCTGGCCGGCTGCTTTTTTCTTGGTCAGCGCATCCTTCAGTGCCTCGTACTGTGCCAGACGCTCACCGTCGGTCAGGTCGCGGGCGGTAGCGTTCGCCGTGATGAGCGCAATGCGGTCATCCAGTTCGCCCCGGCTTTCCCGGATCAAGCAGGGAAGAGAATCAAACCGCGTGTCTCCACACGCCGACAAGATGCCACACGCAGCCCAGCGCCGATGCCCGCTGATCAGCATATAACGATCCGTTTCGCCCTCTACCGGGATAACCTCCAGCGGCTGCCGGAGACCGTTCTGCTGAATGTCGTCCTTCAAACCATCCATGTTGCCGATGGTATAGATCTCGTCATTATCCGGGTTCGGGATGATATTCCGGCTCGGAATCATCACCACCTGCATTTGCTGCCCCGCCGGGGTGGCCGTCTGGCTCTGGGCGTTCATCAGGCTGTTTAACAATCCAGTGCTCATGTTATTCACCCTCCACGCATTTTTTAACCAGCTGTGCCAGTGCCTTATACTGGGCGCTGGTCTTGATGTTCCGACAGACCTTGTGCACCGGCAAGTGCCGTGCTTTGGCTTCCTTGACCTTCACGCTGTAATCGATGCGCAAAATACTGTTATCCGGGTTGCGGAAAGCGGGCAAGTCCATGTTGGCAATTTCGTTGATGGTGTCCACACTGTACCTGCCACGGGTGTATTTGGTTGCCAGCACGCCCATCACTTCCAGCTGCGGGTTGTAGGCATCCCGGATTGCATCCACCTGCTCGCGGATCTCGTCCATGCCGTCCATCGCCCACTCATCGCAGTCTACAGGGATGATTACCCAGTCGGCGGCAGCCAGCGCATTGACGGTAGCCATGTCGATGTCAGGCGGGCAGTCAATAATGCAGTAATCGTAGTCGTTGTGGATGGTGTCCAGCGCCTTGCGCAGTCTGTCCCACTGCGGCCGCAGCACATCCAGCATCACGTTTTTGTTGGCAAGCAGCATCTCCATGTTGCTGGGTGCCAGATCGACGTGCTCAAAATCCGTCTGCATGATCACATCCTGCATTTTGGCGTTCAGGGTGAGCACATCGCCCATGGTCTTGCGGCCATAAGCAAAGCGGTTGAAAAACTTGGTGGTGTTGCCCTGCTTGTCCAGATCCATCACCAGCACCCGCCGGGACCAAATCTCTGCCAGCAGGCAAGCAAGGTTGCAGGCGGTGACGGATTTTCCCACGCCGCCCTTCAGGTTGATGATCGCGATTTTTGCCATTGTTCTCATGACGATATCCCCATTCTCAAATTCTTGCGGCTTCTGCGGCCTGCTGCTGGATGCTGTCCCAGCTTTTTGCAAACCACGCAAGCCATGTTGTGCATTTCTTGTAATAATTCGGCGAGCACGCCTTACAGGGGCAGTTGCGGCAAGGGCTGCTCTTCGGGAGAGGGTAGAGCTCCTCGTTCCAGATCTCCTGCATCAGCGCCTACCTCCTCCGCCGGCTGCGATGCTGTTGCCCTTTGCCTGATAGTAATGCTCCATGGTAGTGGGAGCGTTCAGCAGCACCGCCCGTATGTAGCCCCGGATATTGTGGACAGGCTTTGTGCTGTTGAGCAGGGCATCCAGAACGTACTCGATGTGCTGACTGGTAAGCTTGTCCAGCCGTTTGCGGATGGACTGCGTGGTCTGCGGATACTGCCCGATAATCTGGATCGCGCCGGGGCAGCAGTACATGTCCGCAATGTTGTCCAGCAGCTCTTCCAGTTTTTCCGGTTCGTACCGGCGCTCCAGTGTGTCCAGTTCCAGCTGCTCCCGGAATCGTTCCAAGACATCCTCTCGTGCGGTATCCAATCCATCCATCGTATCCGTTCCGCGCTCCTCGCGCGGATAGATAGGTTTCCCTATAGGTTTCCCTATATATTTCCTGTCTACACTTTTTGTAGGGGTCTGGATACACTTTTTGTAGGGGTTCGGATACACTTTTTGTAGGGGTACATTTTTTGTAGGGGTACAATTTTTGTAGGGGTCTGCGCCATTCTCCGGCACCGTTTCCGGGGTTGGATTTCGGACTGCAACGTACTGGTTCACGAGGATGCCGCCCACCATGGTTTTATGCTCCTTCAGCAGTCCCTTTGCCACAAGCTCCTTGACGATGTTCCGGGCACCGTTTTCGCTCAAGCCTGTCCAGTCTGCAAGGTATCCGTACCCGCCTTTATAGACGCTCTCGCCGTCCTGAGAGAAGCCGTAGATGATGGCGTACACCGTCAACTCGTTGCCCTTCAAGCCAAGTTCTGTGCGCATCCAGCGCTGCAAGACGACATAACTGTCCTGTTTCGGTTTTGTTTTACTTTTCACGCCTTACCCCCCCCCTAAAACGGCAGATCGTCGTTATCATTTATCACGGCAAAATCATCCATGCTGCCCTGCGTGTAGGCGGGTTGTGAGGCGTTCTGTGCGGCTTTTGCCTGCTGCACATGGCTTGTAGTCTGCTGCTCGTAGGAGGGCGCGCGCTGGGCGTCCTGACGCTTTGAACCGGCAAAGCTGATATTATTCGCCACGACTTCCACAGCGGTTCGGCTGTTTCCGTTCTTGTCCTGATAATTCCGGGTCTGCAATCTGCCATCGATGGCGATCATGCTGCCCTTCTGGAAGTACCTGGACACGAAATCGGCCTGCTGCCGCCATGCCACGATATCAATAAAATCTGCCTGCCGCTCCTGACCCTGCTGCGCATAGCTGCGGTCGCACGCTATGCGGAAGCTGCACACACTATGCCCCGCCGGGGTGGTGCGCAGCTCTGGATCAGCGACAAGCCTGCCCATGATCGCTACAACGTTGAGCATTTCAAATAATCCTTTCCGACCACCGCCATCCACTGGCGGTGTCCATACACATCCTCAAAACTGCGCTGTGCCTGCTTTTTCAGGTACAGACGCAGCTTGTGGTCAAAGTGGGCGCTGTAGCCCGGCTCGTTGTGGTGCCGGTGGCAGAGATAGACTTTCAGGCCGTACTGCTCCGCCACCGGGCGCAGCGGACCGTTGAGCACATGGTGCTCTTCCAAGTCCTTGACAGTCACCACACCGTACTTCATCCGGCAGACGTAACACTCCCGCCGGGACTGCATGATGCTTTTAGACAAGCGACACACCATCCTTTTGTGTGCTCTCATAAGCCTCGCGGTAAGAGTGCACATTCCCGAACTGATACTTCTGACCGTTGAAAAATTTAATGGCGAAGCTATCAATAAAGCCAATCCGCTGGGCGGAGTTGATGCACTCCGCCAAGTCCCGTGCGGTGTTCCGGTCGCATCCGTGAGCCATCAGCAGCTTTATAAAACGTTTCTGTGTCATATAATCACTCCGCCTCGTCCAACATGCACATATCAAAAATTGTTTCATTGGTAAACCGTAGTGGTAGACCAAAATTACGATTTCTGAAAAAAACGCATTCTGACATCCCCGAAAAAGTAAATGCATCCTTTGCGTACTGAATGTACAATTGTGTGACAGACAAAAGTTTTGGCCAAACAGTCAAAATAAACTTCTTGTCTTTCAAGCGTTTTCCGCGTTCTAAAAGCTGGTACAGCCGCACAAGCAGCTTGTATTCGTAAGATGTTCGGTCAATCATTTTTTCGGCACCTCCTGCCACTCCTGACGGGACTGCATGATGGGCTCAGACAAGGAAATCACGCCCTTTCAGGATCCGCTTGTAGGTTTCCGCGTAGGGGTAAATCTTCACGCACTCAAACGTCACGTTTTCAGCATCTGCAAGTTTGAATATCTCTTCGCCTTTTTCTGCGCAGTATCTGGCAGCCTTCATGTACTCCACAAGGCCGCGTGCAGTGTTCGCGCAGACGCCCTGCGCCATAAGCAGCTTCTTAAACCGTTTCTGTGTCATTTTTTTGGCACCTCCTGCCACTCCTGCCAGTAGGCGGTAACATTGGGGTCGTTGACGCCCATTTCCGCCAGCCGGTCAAATATTCCGTCGATCAATTGCCCCATCTGCTCCGTGGTAAAGGTGCTGGAACCCTGACTGCACTTCACCGTGCAGCGGTTGCCGTTCAGCAGCTCCACAACGTGCACCAGCCGGTAAGACTTGCGCAAGATGGGCACAGCACCCACCGGTACCTCCAAGTAGTCGAACGCCGCACCGTACTGCTCCAGCATCTCGGTATAGCAGTCCTCCGGGGTCACACCGCCGGTGCGCCCGCCGTTGTAGTGGTCCGCCATGATGGTAAGCAACGCCCACATCATGCGGTTCTGGGGCAGGGTACGGCTTTTGCGTTCGAGGTCCACCGACAAAATCAAATGCAGCGGTTTGCCGTGCGCCAGCTCGTCCAGCTTCTGCCGGATCTGTGTTTCCACAAATTCCGCAGAGTTTTCCACCACCACCCGCCGGGTGCCCGGGTCATATACCACCGGCAGCTTACCGATCACGCCTCTGGCCATAAGATCTTCTTGCCCTCGCCGGTGATAAACTGCACCATGGTGATGCTGCCCGCGTCATCGTAGGCAAAGCGGTCGATCTTCAGGCTGGTCTGCAACCGACAAACGCCCTTGTCATCCTTGACGATGGGCACCTGCGTGCTCTTGAGCACAATGTCGTCCAGCTCCATCACGTCCCTGCCGACACCCCAGAAGGAGGCAGCGGACACAAAGCTGGTGACCTCCCGCATCAGAGCCGGGTCACGGCAGGGAAGGGAAAGCCCGCCCGCGTCCTTGTACACAAACTCCCGCTCCTGCGGGCAGTATACGCCCACCTGACACCACAGCCGGCCATCGGCAAAATAGCGCCGCATGGTCCAGCCCGCAGCGCCAAAGGTTTTGTCCATCATATCGCGCACGGCATTGGCACCGGGAAGCAGTTTCAGCTTGATTGCATCCTCGCTGATGGCCTTAATCAGCACCGAGACCGCCTGCGGGGCTGTCTGCGGGGTTTTTGGCACTTCAACGGGAAACTTGACGTCCGGGGCACAAACAGCCGCAGAAGCGCTCTTCTGCGGCCTGCCGCGCCCGGAAGCTTTTGGCGTTGCCAACCTTACCACCTCCATCAGTAGGGGCTGGAGGTGGCGATCTGCGCCGCCTCGCCCAGTGAATACTTGTCGATCATAACGCGCATCTCCGTAACCACCTGCTGGATGGTGTCCGGCGGCAGCTCTGCCATGCGCATGGCGGCGATGGCGTAGCCGGTGGCGGTCTCCTCGTAGGTGGGGGATTTAGGCATCGGGCTCATCAGCGTTTGCAACCGCATCCAGATCCTCCTCCGCTTCCAGCGCTGCGTCATTGTACGGGCATCCGCGCACCTGGCTTTCCAAGATGTTGCGGCAGAAGGTGCACGCATCCCGTGCGTCCTGCACGCTGAGCGGCTCTGCAAAGTCCCGCATCACCTTCATCATGGCTTCGCCGGCCTTCTTGGCCTGTGCGCTGTACTGGCGGCGGGAATGCCCGCCTTTACGTTCGTGGATCATAATACATACCTCCAAATTTTATTTCTGCGCATTGCGCTGGTAGCGGCTTTTGTTTTACTTCCTGCCGCCATCGGAAGGCTGTCTATGTTCCAGCAGTCACCGACACTACTTTTCAACTGTTTATTACCGGGTGCGAGTCTTACGGATACAAAGTCACCCACCTTTTGACGCAGTAGGTTGTTGCGGATTTTTTTACTAGTGCTGCTATCTGCACATTACCGGCTTCTCTAGGCCCGCCGGGGTCCCGTGTGGTCCCAATCCACACATCTTGTCACAATAGGCGCAAAACACAAAATAATGTTTCGGCGGCCTAAAGGGGATGGCAGCGGCTTTTGTTTATCCACCTGCCGCCATTGGTGTAAAACAGGAAAGTTAACTCTGAAGCCCTTCCTGCATAGCCGTTTCCAGAAGATGCCGGAGATCTTCAAGAATGTCCGCGTAGATCTTTTTCTCCCGGTCGGAGATGCGTTCATCTTCCAGCCGGCACTGATACTTGCCGATCAGATAGCAGATCCGCTCGCGGGTACGCATTCCATTCTTGCTTGCCATTTTGCGCCGCCTCCAAAAGGTCTTAATGCTCTTCCAGCCCCTCCAGCTCAGACATGACGCCGAGGATGCTCTGGATCTGTGCGGCAGCCTTGCGGCCATCCAACACCATGTACTCTGCGTTTTCCCGCTGGTAGTCCTCGCTTGCGTCCAGATAGTGCTCAAAGGCGTTCATACTGTCGGTGCAAATGCTCATGGCAGCCAGTATCAGATACCGGCTTGCGGTGGTGATCTCGCGGGTCGGTGCGCCGCGGTCAACGCTGTCTTTCACCGCCTGATCCGCCTTTTCCGGGTCGATCAGCCTGCCCGCCGGGGCAAAACGCCGGAAAATATCACAGCTTTTTTCAGTTTCCATAACGTTTCCTCCTCAGTAAGTCCCATATTCCTGATCCAGAAGGGTATCCAACCGGATGGTATTGCCGCGGCCGGAGCCTTCCTGCCCGGCCATGTTAGACCAGCCTTCCGGGTAGCGCTTGCGCACATACCGCGCCGGGATGCCCATACATACGCTGACCTGCTCCAAAGTCAGCCGGATGCAGCCATATCGGCCAAATATAGCAGCGTAGCTCTCATGCCACGCTGCGGGTCTAGTAGATTTCGCCACGTTCCTTCAACTCCTTCTGTCTGCGCTGCCACTCCTTAAACTTGCCGTAACTCATGCCCTTGGCTGCGGCAGCGGCGTTATCATCCACGATCAGGTCGTGGTTGGTCTTGGGCTTTTCCTTGGGTTTTACAATGCAGGGCTGCGTGCCGGTGTCCACGCTGGACTACCCATATCTGCGCTTTTTACAGGCATCGCAAAACATTTTGCCGGGGTCGACGCCGTACATCATCGTGCCGCACTCTTTGCAGGGTTTGTCTACCTTGCGGTGCCTGCCGCGAGGTAGCTTCTCCTTCGGTGCAGCCTTTTGGGGCGGCGCGGGCTTTTTGACCTTCGGCTTAGTCTCCCGTGCCCGCCGGGCACGTTCCCGCGCAGCTTCCAGATGTATCTTCTCGCTGCAGGGAATGCAGTATATCCGGTTCGGCGCAGACCCCGCCGGGAGCGCCTTTCCGCACGCGGTGCAATACCGCACCACGGGCGGATTTGGGATTTCCCCGAGGATGTGCTTTTTCTGGTAGTTGTGATTGATTTCTTTTCTGCGAAGCTTACGGCAGGCATCGCAGTACAGTCTGCGACTTCCGGTGCCTGCCGGCAGCACCGCGCCGCAATCTTTGCAGCGGCGAATAATATCACTCATGGTTCCGTGCCCTCTCATAGATCCGCTTCCGCGCCGCCCTTCTGCGGGCGTTCTCGGTGCGCATATACTCGTCCCAGCAGCACAGCAGGTAAGGGGCAAGCACCAGCGCCGGCGCGATGATCATCACCATCAGCCACATCTCGGTGCAGGCTGCGTGGTAGGGGTCGCGTCCCAGGGCGACCATCAGATCAGCCAAAATAAATGAACAACTTCTCATACCATCAAACCTCCTATGCGCCATGCAAGCGCCATAATTAAGCTAAAATACGCCAGCCAGACCCCCAGCATTTTGCGGGGCGGCCTTGTGGCGCAGATAAACAAAAACGCCATCAGGCAGCAGCCTGCCATAAAGCACATCAGACAAGCCAACATCCGCGTCACCTCATTCCCAAAGCGGTCTCGATCAGTTCTCTGGGCGTTTCATTGGGGTAGTGCCCGGACAGATATTTGTCCACAACGCCTTTCGATAAGCCCGCGTGCAAGGCCAGTTCACGGTTGCCCCAGCCAAGCATCATTTTGCGCTTGGCCACTTCGGCTTTCCATTCAATGGTCGGCAAGTTTTCCACCTCCATGGTTGAAAATCATTTCAAAATATCGCTATAAAAACATTGCCAAGCCATACAAGATGGTGTAAAATGATATTGCGGTTATCATTTTTACTCTTGGCAATATTTTTGGGTTTGGGGCAGAAAGCAGAGCGGAAGGTACGCGCGACCCTCTGCTTCTTGCACCCGGTGCCCGCGCATAGGCACCTGATCAACAGGACGGTATAAGAAAATTCCCCGCTTAGCTGTGAAGGCTCACTGCTGCGTGGCAGCCCTGTGAAGTACCGGCAGCGATCGGAGAGTATGGGGACTTCTAATCAGCCGCTCGGTATGCTTGTATTATAACTCAAATAAACTCAAATCGCAATAAGTTTAGTTGAGTTTGTTTGAGTTTGTAGGTTTGCACAAAAAAGGAGGTGAGATTTTGTTCTTTGATAATTTTGATAGATACTGCAAGAAATTTGGAAAAACCAATTCCGAAGTAACCAAAGCGATTGGTCTTGACCCATCGTCCTGCACAGGATGGAGAAACGGTTCTGTACCAAGAAACAGCACCTTAAAAAAGCTTGCAGACTACTTTGGCATTACCGTTGACGAGCTTATGGGCACAAAAAAAGAGCCCGCCGGGATGGGCGAGCTCAAATGGGAATGGGCTGATGTAGAAGCAGCCTATAAAAATGCAACGCCGGAAGCGCGCGCAGCCGCAAAAGCCGCCGCGCTGGCCGTGCTGGAAAACGGAAAAGCAAAGGAAGAGTGACCACAATGGATTTTGAGCAGCTGGTGCTATCCACCAACGAGTTGAACACGTTGCGCGTGATAGCACAAGGACCGGTGGATTGTACCTCCGAATGGACAGAAAGAGTAAAAACGCTGTACGAGAAAAAGCTTGTCGAGACAAAAGTCAAATTGGAAAAAATGGAGATAAGAAGCTCTGTATATCAGATTACCACGGACGGGAAATTGTATTTGCGCTATATCGACCGCCGTAAAAGCGAGATGCACTTTGCAAACACAATGTCAGTTCTCGCCTTTATGGTTTCCGTCATCGCTCTGATCGTCTCCATCATACGTTAAGTACGGCACCGTCTTTGCGGCAGTTTTGGCAAGGTACCAATCAAAATAGGATGTAAGCTTTTTGTGCAAGAGCGAGGGCACCTGCATGGCAACCCCGAAGTCTACACCGTTTTTGTTCATCTCCAGCAGGATCTCGTCTACGATCTGTTCCACTTCCGGTAGGTCGTCTTCATAGAAAGACGATTGGAAATCAATGGTGTATTTGTTGAGATCGTTTTCATCAATAGCGCAGGAAACGTGGCCGGATCTGTAGCTTTTTTCATAAGCGCTCGACTTCTTCTTGCGGAAAAATTCAAACATATAAAACTCCTTTCTTGTGCGGCAGCTGGTTCAGGACGCCTGTGCAGCATCTTCGGTTTCGGAATGCTCCAGCAAAACGCCCATTACAATGCCCCAAAGCGCGGGGTGCTCTTTCAGGTAAGCAAGAAATTCAGCGTCAGGCATAAGAAACACTCCTTTTTGTTGTATTTGACAATTCTATATTACAACTATCATCGTTGAAAATCAAGAGAAAAGAGGAATTTCGAATGAAAATTGCGGAAAAATGCAAAGTTGTTGTGGCAGGCGCAATTGTGGCATCGCTGATGGCAGGCACTGCATTGCCCGCGCTGGCTGCCAGACCCGCCGGGGACGTTCCTTTTGCGGTGCTTGCGCAGCAGAATGGCGTAAGCGCCGACAAGGTGCAGGCAATCAAAGACACACTGGCTAACATTGATGTATCATACGAGGATGGCGTCTGGCTTTTTGAATCCGCTTACGAAAATTACGAAATAGACAATAACAAAAGCTATGTGATGCCGTATGTGTATTCAAACGGTGAAACTGTCCGGTTTGGTATGAGCTTCACATCTCAGGATACCGAGGGCTATTTTTACTGGAACGATGTAGATGTTCTGATTGGCGAATACAATAATTATACCAGTCAGACGAACTACAAGTTTAAGAAAGTTTCGCGTGAGTATTATCCCGATGACCAGATCTTTTACGAAAACGTATCCTTTGGCGGGAACGACGAGGATATGGACTGCCTGAGCCGCATTCTGAGTGCCGGCACTGCATATCTGCGTTTCAATGGCGTAAAGGTCAACGGAACGCAAAGAACGCAGACCACGATCATCGATAACGAAAGCCGACAAGGCATGACAGATATCATCAACCTGTACAATCTGCTGCAAAGCGCCACGGCTGAAGAACGTGTAGCAGCCGCAAAAGCTGTCATGTCGGAAAACGCACCAGCGGAAAACGATTTTCTTGATGCCCAGAATGATGCCGTAACGCCGGAGCAGGTGGAAGCGATGATCCTTCAAATAGCCCCGGTCACTCTGGAAAGCGAGACGGCAATCAACAACGCACAAGCCGCATTCGATTCCATGCCGACAAAATGGCAGTCGATGGTTTCTAACTACGACAAGCTGAAATTGTATCAGGAAGAACTGGAAGATCTTCAGGTGGATGCACTTGCCGAGAAGTTAAACAATACGGTTTACCGCGAACACGATGATGTGGAAAACGTGGACTTTTTCTTTTGGAAGGATGCCCCGTTGACAAATCAGGCTATTTTTGCATTGCCGTATTTCTGCGTAGTCGATAACAACGTTCAACCGCTTCGTATGATGTATAGCCAATTTAGAACAAGCTGGATTTTTTGGAACACAATCGTTTATTCAATCGATGGAGAAGTTTATAAAAAAACTATTGACAGTTCTAAAATCGAAAGAAGAACGGTTACTCAGGTCTTAAGTGGCAATGTTAACACATGGGAATTGGCTGACGACGTTGCGGATCCGGTCGAAATTGAAATGCTAAGAAAAGCAGTGACCGCAAAAAATGCAGTTGTCAGATTTAAAGGCGACAGTATGCAGTCGGATTGGAAGTTAAGCTCTTTTTCGAACAGAGATATAAAAAATATTTCAGGAACGTTGCAAGCGTATGATGCAATGCTGAATGCTTCTCCGTCTGTGCGTGCAAAAGCACTTGAAAAAGTAGAAGCGCATAAGCAGGGAAGTAAATTTCTCAATCTCTCGTATTGATTGCCGGTATCGTTTTGGCGTGGAACGGATATATGAAAAGCTTAATAAAAAATAAAGGTGTCCACAGTGGACACCTTAAATGCCCGGCCGACAAAGATTAACGGCTCAGTTAATGCTCCTGATCACACGGGCAGGGGGACACTGCCGGCACTGCAACGATGCGCCCATTGATATTGCGATACCGTGCACCGGGGTCGTGGCCAGCGTCGTGATCCTTAACGGCAGCTTTCAGGATCTGGAAGGCTGCATCATAGGCAGAACCATCAGATCCGGCCTGCGAGAGATGATAGACAAGCTTGCGCACGTCGTTCTGTGCGTAGGCGTAGAGCATAGCTTCCTTGGTATTTGTGTTGATCATAACTTAACCCTCCCACGGCTTGCGGCTTCCATCAGCGTTCTGCGGTTTGGATGCCGGCATACCGTCAATGATTACCATATCTTCCGGGATTTCGTTCAGAACCTTGATGTTATCCATTATTTTTGCACTCCTTCTGGATTTTTTTGACAATTATGTTATAACACGGAAAAAGGAACAGATTCGACATCATATTTTGGAAGTTTATGGTAAACCAAAAAAGACGGGAAATCAGTCGAATTTTGTGTAATTGTCGAAAAAAAGGGGATGTTTGGGAATGGATGATTGGGTTTTGCGTGTTGCGGAAACATTGGAAAAAGCAAGGGCAGAGGCCGGAATCAGCCAAGCCACACTTGCGAAACGAATGGGCGTAAGCCGACAAAGCGTAATTAAGTGGGAGCAGGGAATCAACGCGATCTCCTTTCCTATGATGATGCAGTGGTTCGTGGGCTGCGGGGTTTCCCTGGAACGGTATCTGGATTCCTGTATCCACCCGGGGCTGCTGGAACGGCTGGAAGAGGACCCCACCGACAAAGAAAAACGTCGAATGCTGCACGAGGCCATCGAAGAATGCAGTGCATACGAGGTAGACACGCTCTTGTACATCCGCTACGGCGCGCACGGGTCGGACCATCTGAGCGTGCTTACCGAAATGGTGGCCAACCTGCACACGCCGCTGCGGGATAGGGTGGCCGTGGTCAATACGATTCTGAGCCACTACGAGATTGCCACTGCCACAAAAACGGACGTAGATCCAGAAGGGCTGCAACCGAATATTGAAATGCTGTGTCAGGCGCGCGACTGCGGAATGGCGGCAGCAAAAAATACGGAAGATGTCTACTCCATTAACAAGGAGGCGATAGAGAATGCCAAGAAAAAAGACGAAACGCGCTGACGGCCGGTATGAGATCAAGCGCAAAATGCCGGACGGAAAGTATAAGCACTTCTTGGGCGCCACGGTTGCCGAAGCAACTGCAAAGTATGAAGAAGCCTACCGGCAGGCAACACTGGAAGAAAGCAAAAATAACGGCGGTGCTACCTTCCGAGAAATGGCAATAGCGTACAAAGATTACATTACAGGCTCGACAAAGCCGGTAAAACGTGGTACAATAAACGCCTACATCAAGAATATCCCTCCGCTTCTGGAATGCTTTGGCGACACGCCGATGGCCGACATCGACACGCAGGCAGTCTGCGGATATATGGAGCGCATGAAGATGGACGGCAAAGCTTTGCATACCATCACCAACGCTAAAAGCGTGTTATCCTGTATCTTTACCTTCTGGTGTGCCAACTATCACGGAACCAGTAACCCGGTTCTTCTGGCAAAACCGCCCGCCGGGATGAAAAAGGGTAAGCGATTAGAGCCGACAAAAGCGCAGCGGGATATTATTGACGCGCATCCAGAGGGGTGCGGTTTCTGGGCGCAGCTATTCGAGTACACCGGGCTCCGTCTCGGCGAGGCAAACGGGTTGCAATGGAAAGACGTGGACTTTGAGCAGAATGTAATCCATGTGAGTTCAGCAATGCCGTGGGACCGTAACCGCGCCTATGAGGAAACGCCAAAGTCAGAGAAGGGATACAGAGATGTGCCCATCCTGACGACCTTTCGCCCGATGCTGTTGGAGCAAAAAGCCGGTCACGCAGACACGGACTATGTAATGTCTGGTGAATCAAAGCCGCTGTCACAGTCGCAGTATGAGTGGCGCTGGGCGATCTACTGTCGGGATCTCGGCCTGAGTGAGAAACAGGAGAAGCGCGCCAGGATAAAGGATAAGCCGGGCGAGTACAGGGTGTACTACAAATGGAAAGCGCTTGTAACGGCGCACCAGTTCCGGCATTTTTACGCGACCAATCTTTTTTACGCCGGTATCCCGGACATGGTGGCCCAGAAACTTATGGGTCATGCAGACATTTCAACGACCCGAAAGATATACCAACAGTTGCGCGATGAAGAGGACAAACAGTACATCGCAAAGCTAGATGCGTATGTCCAAAGCAAAAAGTAGGTCTGCAAAAAGTCTGCAAAGCTAAGAAAAAACACGACTTGACGCGATATAAAGGGGGTTCGAGTCCCCTCCCTCGCACCAAATGAAAATCCGCATGAATGCTGGAAAATCCAGTGCTCATGCGGATTTTTTGTATTTGCAGTAGTTCGGAT